CGTTGCGCCGCTATTGTAAATTCGACCTGTTGCTGTGCCTGTAAATGACAAAACATAAGTGCCAGCCGGCACATTTGCTTGTTCGACAATTTGTTGCAATCCGCCGCCGCTATTTATTGTTACAGATTGTCCAGTTGGCGCACTTGTGTATGTCAAAGTTGTGTTTGTAAAATTAGACTTCCAACGGTCGAAACCATAAGAACCAGAAGCTAAGTTTGCGGCTGATACATAAGAACGTTGGTTAACTGTAAAATTGCCGTTTATTACTAAATTTGGATTTGCACCAACAATGTCAGTTGATGTTGTCCACGCTGGCACACCTCCTGAAACTGCTAAAACTTGACCAGTTGTGCCAATTGGCAGGCGTGTGCTTGTGTTTGCCGTAGCTGATGAATAAGCAAGATCGCCAAGCGTTGTGCCAGGCTGTAAAGCCTTTAATCGTGTGTCAACGCCTTGCAATGCAACCTCAAAGTCAGCAGGCAAGTCCGTGACTAAATCGGTCGACGTCGGCAGAACAAAACCATAATTGCTTGTCGGGTTTGTAATTGGAGTCTCCTTCGTTAAGTGATAATTGTTGCACGTGCCCAGTCAAGCGTTGGCGACACGCCCGACCATGCAAATGCTGGTGAGATTTCGTACCATTGCAAAGACTGCAATGAGTAAGCCACTGGTGAAATGCTTAGCGTCACTGACAGCTGATTGTATGAGGCTTGAAATGACCAACCCTCAACAAAGCCCTGAAAGATGCCGCCCATGTTGGCAGGTAGATCGTTAATTGCAACTGCCTCGCCCATGAAAATGCCAATGAGGTTGTCGCGATCGCCGTTGTCTAATTCAGGGTTAGTCAGGTCAAAGGTAATGTCACTAAAGGCTGCCTGCGGTATTTTTCGCAGGTTTAGATAACGGTTTGCCTGTGATGTTGCGTCAGCTGAGTCATGCAAAGTTGTCTGAATAATCTGGGAAAGTGTGCCGTATTCTCTAATTGAGTCTGCGTCGCTGGCGTTGACTGAACTGCCACTGCCTGTGCCAAATTGGATTGTCACGTTATTGCGCACGTCGCCTGCTCGCGTCTCAACGCGCAAACCTGCCCCGCGTGCTTGGTTGGCTGTTAGTTGGACATAGCCATTGTTTTGCAAATACAAGCTGCGGTGACCTGCGTCGGCATAGGAAATGCGCCCTGAGGCGTCCTCGTAAATCGTGCCAAAACCTGAGGTTGCCAACGCAGAAACAAGGCTGTAAACGTCAACACGGTTTGAGCTACGGTGAGCTAGGTCGTAATCACCTGGGCGGTCAATTTCGCCAAGTCCCACGTTTTCAGCTGTTGCCCATGTTGTCGTTGGCTCATAGTTTGCCCACGTTAAAGCTGATGGTACTTCTGCCCACGTGTTAAGCAACAGGTCAGACAAAATCTCATAAATTTGATCGCCGTCAAAGTCACGCGATAGCACGCCGTTTGTCAACGCTTTAGGCAAACGTGCCAACGCACCAAGTGCTGTGATGCTGTAAGTCTGCGTAAACATGACACTGCCGACGTCTCGCACCTCAATGCCAATGTCAACGACTGTGCCGCCAAAGATAGGCACAAATACCCCTGCTGTGTCTTTTACCTGCACGCTGACACTGCTGTTGATTGCAACAGGTATGGTCGTTTGGGCAAGGTCGATCAGTTCTAAATTGACGTAACCTGCCTGTGCTTGCTCATAGATGTTTGTTCGACCTGATCTGATTGACAAATTTGCCAAGATTGCTTCTGTGTAAGAAATGCCGTCAATCTCTACCAGCCAGACAGGCGACCATTGCGTCATGTCGTTACCAGATTGCTTGCCCCACCTGTGCCTCGGTAGTAGCTGTTATTTAGCACCTTGACCAGCGTGCGGGCTGTGCCCTCAGCGTCGATTGCGCCGTTGACTGTAATGTTGAAAGTGTTGCCCATTGCGCCCATTTTGTTAAGCGGTATGACAGCCTCAGCCCCAGCCTCACCAATCATTGCCAATGTTGGCTCTGTGACAATGCCACCCTTTGCCAGCATAGGAATGTCAGGGAAAATGTCTGCAACCCTAAAACCTCGACCGCCAACAATAGGAACCCAATCAGGCACGGTAATGTCAATGGCAAAGTCAAGTCTATTCCAAATGCCAATGATGCTATTTAGCACTGCCTTCATGCCGTTGTATAACGGATTGAAAATGCTGCCTGCACTAGAAACAATAAAGTCTCTAACGTCACCAAAGAAATCTTTAATGTTTTTAAAGGCAGTGGTAACTGCGCTGGTTACGTTTCCGACGACACCAATCAAAGCGGAAATAACACCAGCAATTCCGGAAATTGAACCGCTGATAAACGTGCCAATAATCGGTGCAACGTAATCGCGCAAGAAACCAGCAAACGCAAAAAATGCTGCGCGCAATGGTTCTAAATTGGCAGAGTTATCTTTCAAAGCGTCAACAATGCTTATCCATGCTTTAGCAAGTGCGGTAATAATTGGAATTAGTGTCGCTTGTAAAATAGGCACAATGTAATCTTTAATAAAGTTATACAAAGTCGTAAATGCTGGGACAAGTACCTGCGTGAAATAATCGCCTAAGACCTTAAAGACTGGGGTTAGTTTCGGGCCGATCTCATTTGCCACGTTTTGAATTGCTGGTATTACCTTGTTAACAAATGCAGAAATTAAAGGCGTTATTGCGTCAAGAATAAATGAGCCGACGGTTTCTTTGCCCTCGTCAAAGGCAACCTGCAACCGTGCCATTTTGCCTGCAAATGTGTCAGCTTGTACCGACGCTTGATTTTTAAAGGTTTCACCAAGTTTTGCTGTGATTTCCTCTAATGACATTGTTTTAAGATCAGCTGCACTAATGCCAAGACCTAATTTGCCAAGTGCTGTTGTCTGACCTTCTGAGGCTTTGGCTAGTGCGTTTGTGACGGCTTCTAATGACTTACCTGAACCTGCTGAAACGTCAAGGGCTAACGCCTGTAATTTGGAGGCTGCTTCGACGTCCTTTGTGCTTCTGACTAAGCGGTCAAAACTCGGGCGCAGCTCGTCGTCAGTCTTGCCAGTTAAAAGTGATGTTTTTGTTATCTGTGTTTCAATGGCTTTGATCTGGTCATTGCTTGCACCCACGACGTTGCGCAGGGTCGTTGCAAGCCTGCTCTGCGCCGCTTCGTCGGCAACGGCAGCCTTGACACCGTCGACGGCTAATTTGACCGCGTACGCGCCAGCAGCAGCCCCAGCAGCGGCAAAGGCTAGACCGACCTTCTTGGAAAATGCACCAACCTTTGACGTGGTCGACTCGACGTCATTGTTTGCTTGCGTTAAGGATTTTTTTAGCTGGTCGACGTCGCCAAGAATAGATAATTTTAAGGTTCTGCTAGCTCCTGCCATTACCACTCCTTCAATACGCGACTAAAAGCATTTTCCCACTGATCGACAATGTATGGCTGTTCTGTGCGTAGTGTCGGATAAATAAACCAACCGCGCGAGCCTCGACCTTGCTTGCCTGACCAAACAGGAAACTGTTTTTTAGTATTTGACCCAAATTCATACCCGCCCCATAGCTGCTGAGTCGTGCCACCACCGCTATATCTTTGCGAGGCAAAGCCAAAAGATACTGCACCAGTTTTGTCGCTTTTAGATACCTTTGAGCCACTTGCAATTCTTTCGTCAACTTTGTTTCTAGTAGCACCAGCAGCACCAACAATTTTGCCTTGCAGGTAAGTGGCTAAAGTGTTTGACACCTTTTTTGCTTCTGCAACGGCTTGGTCGTCCATAGCCTTAAAAGCGGCATAGATTTTGCGTAGGTCGGCTTTATCGTATGCCACGCTTTCCTGTGCCACTGTCGCGCCCCTTCAAAATCTCTAGTGCCGTTAAAATGTCCTCTGCGCTTTGCCACTCACGCATTGCAATGCCAGTCTCAATGGCTAGCAAAACAATGGCGTAATTTAGGCTTCCGCGCTGGTGACTTTTGGGTCTGCGTCTCCTGTGGAAACGTCAACGACTGTCTCGACCCAAATTTCGTAAGGCTTAATTGGCTTACCAGCAGACCCACGCTTCATTGCGTTGTAAGCAAGAAACATAAGATCAGCAATGCCGATCTTGTCCTGAGCCTGCTGGATTGTGTAGCCAGTCTTTGTCTCCCATTTTGCCCACTCTGGCGGTTGTGCCACGTAGGTTTCTGTTCGACCTTCTGCGTATTCGATTGTTATTGGTAGCTTCATTTTGTCTCCCGATTAGTTAGATGTTAGGAAAAGTTCTCTGATGGTGTGCCAACAACTACAAATGATAGATCGACTGTCTGTGCATCTGGTGCTGTGCCGCCAACTGACGGGAACACTGGCATTACGTTGAAAGTGTAAACCGCGCCTGTTGTAGCTGTAAGCGACACGGCAAGTGTTGTGTTTGGGTTTGTTTCGCATGCTGTCCACAATGACTCGCAAAGTGATGAGGCAACGCCCCAGTCGGCAAGCATTGACATGTCAAATGTCCACTGGTCGTCAATGTGCTTGTAAGCCTTGCCGTCTAGCGTTTGGTATGTCTCAACTGTTGGTGAGTTTGTAAGTGTTGCGCTGGTCGCTTGTGCGTCGTAGTTAACTGTTGCAATGGTCACGACTAAATCGCGACCAGTGATGATTGTCGTTGGCATTTTGTCTCCTAGTTAGTTTGTTTGTGTGTAGTAGGTTGAAACGTTTATGTCACTTGCAAGCATGGGCGACTGCCCCACTTCAAGCAAGGTTGGTGCTGAGATTGCGTCTACTGCGTATCCTGTCGGCAACGCCGCAAGAATTCCTATAACTAGTTTTTCTAGGTTGTCTAGTGAACCTGCGTTGCTGTTACTTGCAACGACAACTTTAATTTTAAAGTTAAGTTTGACTTTAACTGCCGATTTTCCAATAAGCACAATTTCCATGTATGGGTCATCTGGCACGACAACAATGGCAGGCGGTATCGGTGACTCTGGCACGCTTGGGTAAACGTTTGCAGCTAGCGCACTAAAGGCTGTGGCTAAGGCTGACCGCGTTTCGGCAACTGAGTTGGCTGGCATTTATTGACACACTGTCTCAGCGTCTAAGTAAGGCATAAGTAAAGTGCTGACGCGGTTAGTCAAGCTGCGACCCATACGGTACGGCGAGCTTGCAAAGTCCACGCCCTCGATCTGTCCACCAGCTGCAACGCGTGATTGAAAGACCTCAACGCTAACAGCCAAAATTGCAGACTCGATTGCTGGTGTGCTGGCATAGATTTGCGCAGCTGAATAACCAGACAATGTTGCACTGCCATTTGGCACAATTGGCCGCTTTGTAACGTCGGCGTTTGTCAGTGCTGCGGTAAAGTAGTAAGGCGCAGCATCTACGACTGTGTGTGTCGCTGTGAATGGTGCAGGCAAACCAGCAACGATTACTGATTGACCTGCTACAAAATAGTGCTCACGGATTGTTGAAAACGTGGCAACGTTGTCTTTTAGCTCGTAAGCTTGAACGCCTGAAACGTTGGCAACCAGCATGGGCAAAATTACGTCCTCGCTGGTGTTAATAATCTCGTCTAGATAACTGTCACTGTAAAGGCTAACGGACACGCCAAGCACCGTGCGCAATTGACTTGCTGTAACAATGGCTGGCATGTCCGTTTCCTTTCGACTGCTGCGGCGACCTCGGGAGAAATCGCCGCATGATTAGTGGGTTGTTATCAGGTCTTGTTAATACCAAACGCGCCTGCACCAATCTTGGTTGCAATTGCGCCATAACCGTAAACAGATACTGCAATTTGACCTGACGCGATTACGTCTGCACGCAAGCGGTATGTTGGTGACTCGTACCATGTGTAAGCACTTGGGTTGATGATTAGCATTGAGTCATCTTTATCAGTGTCATTTGCTGACGGTACGTTTGCTGTGACGTATAGATCAAGACCTGCGACGTTGCCGCGGATTGAGTCTGGACGTACTGCGCCGCCTGCGTTGCTTGGCTGTGCAGCCATGTAAATTGGACGACCTGAGTCGTTAAGTGTCATGAGGTTTGCCCACTGGCTTGTGTTTGCCAAAATGTTTGTTGCAAATCCCTGTGTATTCGAATAAACAGATGCAGCACCGCGTGACACAAAGCCAAGCAACTCAGCAGCTGTTGGATATGTTGTAAGTGTTGTCGCATCAGCTGTTGCACCAGATGCCAGTGCTGTGTAAACAGCAAGGTCTGTTGCCTTTGCATAAGCTGCTGACATGTTGTTAAGCAACTCGTTAAAGAATAATGGTGATGTGCGATCTAGCAATTCAACGCTAAATGTTTGTTGTCCAGCATACTTTTTCACTGTAACTGACAAGAAACTTGAAGCCTGATCTGTTTCGCTTGGTGTGCCTGCTTCTGCTGTTTCAGCAACTGTTGGCATTGTTGTGATTTTTGGAATTTCAAATGACATACCAGCATCAGGCAAAACGCCACGGCTGATTGCGTCAATTGCTGATCGTGTGTTGTTAGCAAGTCCGTTGATAACTTCTGTCAACTGACGTGTAGGAACTAAACCTGCGTTGTCGGTTGTGTCATCTGCCGCTGCGACATACTGACGTGCTGACTCCTCGCCAAGTGAGGCGCGGATTGTGTTTTCCAAATACTTAGCAGCTGTGAACTCTAGGCGTGGCTTTGAAGTCCAACCGCCTACGGCTGGCTTTGCATTTGCTGTGACTGACTGAGCAGCTTCTACCGTCTCGACGGTTTCCGCGTTTGTGACGGTGTTGTCCACTTCGTCTCCTTCTGTTGTAGGTGTTTCCTCTGGCTCAATTGTTGAGTCAGAAATTTCAGGCTCATCACCTGTTGTCGCTGCGACCTCGTTAACGCGCGCTGATCTAATTGCAGGCTCTGACGTCAAGGCAACGCCTGTCATTTCGCCCTTAATAATGCGCACTGTGCCGTCTTTAAGTGTTTCGTATTCGTCAAAATAAACCTCAACGCTAAAACCGTCACGCAGACCTTCGCTTGCTTCAACTAATGCGTCGGTGCCAGCTGTAGTGTTTGCGATTTTAAAAGTAGCGTCAATGCCCTGCTCGTTGGACTCAATTGACAAAGTCTTGCCAATGCGTCGTGTGCGATCGTGTTCAAGATTAAGTAGCACTGGTACTGCTTCAATGCTTCCCTTTGCAAACTGCACTTTGCCAATTGACGCTGTGCCAGTCTCCTCAAATGTCACAATGCGACCAGTAATTGTGCGACTGTTTGAGTCAGCCGCCGTAATGGCGATTGGTGTGATTAGTTTTTTCATAGCAACATGTCCTCCTCGGCGCGTATTTCGTCGATCGACATTGCGCCGATACGATTTAAGATTTCATAAACTTGCGCGCGTTCAAATGGATTACCACGCAAGAAATTGTCTAGATCAAACATGACTTTGTTACCTGCTGGCGTAAAGTCTGCAAAAGAAAGTCGCTGTTCCAAAATTGACATGTAATTTCTGAAAGCAAAATCCACCAGGTCGCGCCTTTTGTCTAAGGCGTTTGCGTATGTAAAACTTGACTGCTGGCTGTCTGTGAAATACGCAGGTATGCCACACGCGCGGCTTAATTCTAAACTGACGTAGTTTCTGGCTTCATTTAGTTGCAAATTCTTTGGGTCAAAGCCGACTGCTTCCATAGTTACGTCAGCGTTTAAAAATGCTGTTGATTTGTTGGCACGAGCTGTACGCCATGCCTGCAAAATCTTTGCAACGCGATCTGCTGGCAATGATGTGCCGTTTGATTTTAAAACCATAAGAGGTGTTGGCTCGTTGGCAAAATTAAGCGACGCCTTTTCTAACGCGGCAGCTGCTTTGATTGTACGACCTGCACGAGCCAACAAACCTTCTTGCGTATTTGGAAAGACGACCAAATTTGTTGGGTCAATTGGCTTGCCGTCGATTTCGTACGCTGTAATTTCTGTGTTATCAAAATTTGTTGTAATTGTCACACGTTCTGGTGCAACGCGTTCCATTGCACGAATTTTTCCTGTATCGGCGTACCTTTCCATAACGTATGCATAAGCTGCGTTATGAAAGAATAAATCGCTAATAAGCCAGCCGTAAAAGGTAGACCCCGGAATTCTTGGGTCAGGTTGGTTGATGACACGAGGCTGTGTAACTTTTTCGCCTGTTGCTTCATTGCGTGTGTGCAATGGTAGTGATGCAATTGTTTGGATAATACTTAAAGCCCGTGCAACCGTTGGCACACTCATTGCCTCAGCGCGATTTGCCTGCGCTATGCCGTAAAAGTAAAAATTGTTATTCTCAGTGAAATACGGCGCAAGCGAGGCGTCAACGTCAACAGGCGAGGCTGTGACGGCAGCCTCAACCTTTGGCGTAAATAAATTAAGTAAACCCATGCCCCAATTCTTGCAGGCTTATACGATCAACCAACCATGATGTCAAGATCATTGTCTGGGCGTGTCGCAAAGTGTGTCACTAGCGCAACAGCGACCGCACCGCACACAACCGCGTTGCTGGCTCTACGTCCAATCACCCAACCGCCGTCACCACGACGCAATTGCACCGCAGCTAGTATTTCCTCGGTTAATTGGCTTTGCCCCCTATGACGCAAACGCCCTGAGTTAATCGCCGACAACATTTCGTCGCAACTTTGCGGATACGCGCCGTCCATGTCAAATACTGGTATTCCAGCAGGTGCAAGCCGTGAGGCAACCGCCCCAGCTGATTTTCTGCTATAAAGCACATACTCAGTTGGATACTTGCGCGCATAGTCTGCTAATTCGTTGGCAATTTCGCGATCATCTAGCTGTAAATCATTTGACCAACTGTGCAGCAGCTTTACCACAAACGACTCATTGGCTAATTTCTGCGCGCCAACAAGACTTGCCCGTTTTCTGTCTGGTGACAAGTCAATTGCTAGCCACGTCAATTTCTCAGGGTCTAGATCAACAGTCTTGTCAAGGCATTTGTTCCACGCAGCTGCGTCGACTATGTTTTGAATTGCCACGACCCAGCGGCACAAGACCTCCGACATTACAACGTTTGGCGGGTCATTAAGCACCGACTTAATGTTGTCCTCATGGATAGTCACACCCATTGCAGGGTTTGCGTGCCTAGCATTTTCAAGTGTGATTTCATCTGTAGGTGACGACCACTCAAAATAGCCTATGTCATCTTGTACCCCGCCAATACTTGCCAGCGCCCGATCTCTAAAGCTGTTAAGTACCACCGACGTGTTATCGCCTGCGTTTGTGTATCCCATAAGCATTGGGTTGGGCGCAGCCATAAGTGTGTAGCGCAGCGAGGCAAAAGAGTCCATGTTGTTCATACGCAGCAATTCGTCAAGGTGAATTGTCGACGGTCGGCTAATACCACGCGCAGCTGAGCCACCAGCACGCACCATGAACCGCGTGCCCTTAATTGTCTCGATTTCCTCCGCGCCATGATTAAGGCGTACTTTTTTGACTTGCTTTGACAAAGACTCGTTTGCCTCAATAGTCCACATCATCTGGCGAAACTGTTCCAACGAGGTGTTGAGGGTGTGAGCCTGTCCGATCTGCAAAGGTTCGTCCCACAAGAAAAGACCGCCAAGAATTCTAATCTGCTGTAAAAACGATTTGCCGTTTTGCCGTGCCACGACAACGCAATTGACAGGCGACGCCCAGCGACCGTCAGGCTTAACCTTGTGCGTGTGGATAAGGGCAAATTTCTGCCACTCCATAAGTTCGACGCCTAAACTAGCTGCTAAGTCGATCAATTCACCCCCGCGTGAGGGTAAATCGTTCAGCGGCGTGTGAATTCTGGGCGTTTGGACGCCAAATAGCGGTATTGGCAGGTCTGTGTCCCTATCTTTTCCCTGTTCGAGCCGATTGCGACCGTCTATGCCCCCTTGTAGGGCTTCTGAGGGCTTCTCAGTCGTTTTCATGTGACTTCGAGTCGTTTTTGGTATAAAAAGGAACAG